TATATGAAACATAACGAGCTCTAGCTGAGTTACGATACTCAATGATACCCGTTGAAGTATTAGCTCCAGAACGAGCCGTATTAGTATAGACAGGTACATCATAAGTCAGTTCAAGGAAGTCGTCCTTATTTTCGCTTGATGAGTAACGTGTAGCAGCAGTAAACCCTTGATCTTCATTAAGCTCCATTGGAATCCAACGCGAATCAGCCATTGAATCGTTATCTTCAGCTGCAAGAACTTTGTAATAAACGTGAATGTTTGATCCGCTTGGCTTATAAGCTGTTAGATAAACGCGGAGATCTTCAGCGTCCTGTCCGTCAGCCAACGTTACGATACGAGTGATGTAGCGCGTTTCTGAGCTACCGCCGTTCTTAACGTAGTCTTCAGAGCTACCGATAGCTGCGTTCGTGCTGATCAGATTGTGAGTATGAAACAGAGTGATACGATCAAGATCGATAGCTGGCGATGCTACACTATTTTGTCCGTCAAGCTCATACCTAATCTCGAGTGATCTATTTGTAGCCATAGTAGCAGATGAAGCTGAGGTATTCGACTCGATGCTGCGGCTGAGCACATAGCGAGGAGTTTTTAATTCAGTATCACCGTTGATATTAACTCTGAAGAACGAAGAATCGCGCGTGGATGTAGATGTAGCCATCTTAGCAAACGCACGAAGTTGATTGTTTGAAGGAACGATCGCATTCGTAATCAGATTTAAGTTATCAATCGTCAAGTTGTTAACTGTTGAAATCGTAGCACTGTATCCGTTAGTCTGACCCTTGATATATGTGCCAGCAAAGAAGTATCTGTTGTTGGCAAACGCAGCGCCACTGTTTACATAAGAAGTGTTAGCAAGAATCAATCTTGGACTACTATAGTTGATTTCGTCATAGTATGTTACGCGACCAACTGGATACGTGGCTGATGTAATGCCACCTGTCGAGTTACCAGCAAGAGGAGAAGTTGTTGCGCTTCCACCAAGACGGAAACGAACTGCTTCGCCACCACGGAATTTTGCTGTAGTCGACACGTCACGAACGACGACATGATTCGCGCTGACAGAAACGATCTTTCCTGTTGCGCCTGAAGTCATACCCTGAACGAACGAATTGCCTGTGGCCGTATTACCAATCAGACCACTACCTGGAGTAAATGTACCCACGAGTCTTGTCTGACCGTGAACAACTTCACCAGCCTGATTGAGTTTACCACCAGTTGCGTCTGTGATTGTTAAGTGATCACGATTAGGATTCTTAACGATCAGAGTTCCCACTGAAGACTTGTTGAACTCAGCATAGTATGCTGTGAACTTCATATCTTCATTTTCAACAGGCACGAAAGTGCGTTGATTTGCTGATGTGAACAAGAATCCAGCAGCTGGCTGTTCAGAAACGACTGATTTAGTTATAAGATCTTTTTGTCCAAGCACCGAAGTGAACATGCTATAGTTTGGATTTCCTGCTGAAGGAATTACGACGATAGCATACTCAGACTCATTCGACAGATAAACTGGCGATTCAAAGTATACTGGTGTCGCGGCTGATCCATCAGAGCTTGTATTAACATCTGCGGCAGCAACAGTAACTTTCGAAAACGGAATCATCTTAGTAGTCACTGCGCTTGTATCTTTATCAACTTCATGAATCTGAACTGTAACTGGACGAGTTGCGTCTTTTGTTGCAAAGAACAAATCAATCTTAGTCAGATACATACCGCTTGAGTTAGTTTTTGCTGCCAATAGGCTAGAAATAAAGAAAGTTTGCGCAATAGGATCGCGATGTTCATATACAGGAGAATCTGGGTTCCAAGAGCCTCCATCATCCGTATCTGGTTCTGGCGCGGGAATCGTGCCAATTATAACCGAACCGCTTTGCGTTGTTGTTGAAGTCGAAGTACCATGGGTTGTCGTACTTAGAGCCGTTGATACGACTTCTGCCGACTTAGTTGAAACCGTGAGCGACGATACAGTTTGTAGCAATCCTTCCGCAGTATACGCAGCTTCGCATGCTGTAGTAAACTGTCCGAACGTTGAAGAGTTTGTAGGATTATCAACAAAACGCAAACGTTTTGTACCAGTCCTAAATTTGAGTGATGAATCGTTAGGAATGGTAAATGCACCATAAGCAACTTCATCGTTTCCGACTACGAACGCAGCACCTTTAGTAGCAGCTGGCGTAATAGGCGCACCAGTAACTGTTTTTAATCCAGAAGTAAACTCAGCTTCTGTCAGCTGAGTGATATATTGACTTACATCTACTCCGTCAAAGAAAGCATATAGTCGAGCGGCCGCTTTCATACCCTGCATCTTAAATAAGATCTGACGCGAGCGCATGTAAGGAATGATTGAAGTATCTTTTACTATATTTCCATATGAAGCCGTTGTAGTAACGAAGTCTATGCCATTCTGATTGCCAGTTTGTGTTGTAACTGTAGGCGTAGCAGATGTACTTATTGTTTCAAAATTCTGATAGATAGTTTGTGAACCATCTGCATTTGTTACTGTTGAAGTTCCAGTATTATTAGTCGTCGTTGTAACAACAGGTTGTCCATTAAAGCTCGTGACTGCTGCGTTCCATGTAGCTGACCATGTAGAAGCAAGATACTCCCATGCGTCTGTATTCAGATCGATCGCGATATTCGTATCTGGGCCCTGAACAGTATCACACCAATAATCACTATTTGGTATAAGACTTAGGTCTCCAACGAAACTCCAGATAGAACCAGCGCAGTTTCTTGTTGTTGTAGCATATGATTGCTGAACAAGAACTTTGTGCGAGTATGGCAACGTTACAAGTTTACCAGCAGTCGACAAAGTCACTGATGAAATAGTTCTTGTTTGAGTTCCGCCTAGAGCATTATTACCTACAATAGAAGCGGCTGCAGCAAAGTTTCCTGTTGCATCTTCAACATACAACTTAGCTCCAACTCTATGTCTAATTGTAGCCGTTGTTCCACCAGATGTTACAGTAGTACCAGGTAGAAAAGCTGATGATGAAGGCTCAACGGTAAGAACAATAACTTGATCGCGCGATACACCAGCAGGAGTTACGTTCGTGCGAACAACATTTGCTGAGTTTGCAGTCATCACAAGAGGCGTTTCATCGTTAGTGAAACGTGGGCGCAATTCGCCGCGAGATGGATCGATAGCGACTTTATAGTCAAGATCAAATACATTACCAATTGCGTGCGTAGTAAATGAGTCTACAAGGATACCGTTCTTAAAACGATTATTACCTGAAGTATCCTGAACAAGCATATTCTGTGCTGTTTGTTCAAGAAGAGTCAGTGATGTATAGTATTCAAGACGATCGATACGCTCAGCAATCTTACCAATGTCGCGCATCGTATAACGGCGATTATTGAACTTGCGGAACCTATTAGCTTGATCTGGACGTCCAACGCGGCGCGCGATAACAGGAGTAAGCGATGGATACGGAGCAAGCTCGATAGCTGCCATAGCCATAACGTCATTTGGAGCAGGCGGCGTCGCTGGACGAACAGCTGGAACACCCTTTGTTACAACCAAACTACCATCTACGCTAAGACCAATGATATCAACACGACGCAGATAGTATTCAAGATCTGTGGTAAAGTCTTCTCCAGTAGGCGAGAAGTGTAATCCGCCTGATGGAAGAACGAACGTGTTTGATGTTAGAGGATTAATCGAGATATTCGTCAATGTAGTTACTGAGTTAGCAGTATCTGTCATACGAGGACGGAAATCCACGCAGTCACGAAGATCATATGATAAACCTGAAATCGGTGAAACGAATACTGGAATATCATATGTAAAGATCTTAGTTGTATCAGTTGCTGCTGTTGCATCATCAGCTGGATATGAGTCTACTGAGAAGTAACCACGCGAAGATGTTCCGTGCGTAAAGTGATCAATTGTTACCAACAGACGATCACCTGAAGAAATCGATAATGAGCTTGATGGTTTCTTAGCGAGACGAGCATGGCTATAATAGCTGTCAAGCATGCCTGTATCGATATAGAAGTTTGAAGTTACATCAGTTCCTTCAGCGGTAGTCGTAAAGTTTGATCCAGACTTCTTACGAACAGAAACGAGCTTGAATCCGTCAGAAAGACCAAGTGACCATGGACCTGTTGTGTTGGCTGTGTATGAAGTACCGCCACCAGCACCAACGTTAACTTGAACAAGTCGATTACGCTGAACAGTTTTAGCCTGCTCTTGTCCGTCGATCTTGTTCAGCTTTACGATAGCTGTAGCGTCTAATGAAGTAGAGTTCAGCGTTTCGTTGATGTCAAGATCTGCTGTGGTTGTGGGTGAACCAGAAACGGCGATCGAGCGAGCACCGTCTCTACCATTACCAGCGAGGTCAAGAACTTGACCAGCAACAAATCTCTTATGGAACGCCTTACCTGCTCCAGCAGATCCTGTAGTGCTACCAAATAAGTTTATTGTCGTGCCGTTAACCGCGCTCACAAGGAAATTACCGCCTTGTGTGTGAATATTGATGATATCACCAGGATTTACTTTACCATCGATTGTAGCGCTGGCTGTTACTGTATTTGAACCGTTTGTTGTAAGCGTTTCACTGAAAGTTGATGTGTTACCAGCAGCGCGAGCTACGACATAATAGTCTGTACGAGTGGCTGCGTCACTGAGAGTACCTGAACCGTCAAATGTTTCAGAAGTATCGCCTGTTGTAATTTGCGCTTGGCCCGCTGAGTTAAACGTGATATCGAATGACTTATAGAAAGAGTAATCGTTATTTACTGTTCCTGAAGTGTCACGAAGACGCTTGATAGCTTGGGCTGGAAGACGGAACACAGCACGATCAAACAATGGATCTGACGTATTAGCGTTCAGTCCGTTCGAACCAAGAACGTCAGCCTTACCATAAACAGTACCAACACCACCATTGTAACCAATAGATTGCACAGCAGTAAACGACTGACCTGCGGCCATTTTAATATCTGTTAGATACAACTTATACTGCGCACTCGGAAGACCTGGAGTTCCAGTGTAGTGTTCGATACCACGAACACGAGCAGTTCCAAGCTGACCTGTTGGGAAAACTGTTGTAGAGTAGTTGAGCGTGCTAATTGCATTAGCCTGCTGACCACGTAGAGAAACAATACTCTGACGATTCACATCCCAGTTGCCAACAACGTTATCTACGATCAGATAGTTACCGTAGTCAACAAGAGCCTTTGCTGATTGGAGAGCTTCTACATCTGTTGCTTTAGTAATAGACTTACTGATTGAAGCGATACGCTCAATATCATATCCCTTGACGTATGCTTTTCCTGGCTCAGCTGATACAACAAGCAAGCTGCTGTTTCCGCCTCGCGCTGCTGTAAGCACGCCTTGATTGTTTCCGCTCTTAAGATGTTCCTTAACGTTGAGTTCAAATCCATTTACAACGTAATCACCAGACTCATCGGCTGTGCGCTGCGCAATGTAATCGCGGATCTGTGCATACTGTGGACGAGTCGAGATAGACTGAACAACGCCATCTTTAACTTGGAAAAGCTCAACGAATGTGTTAGATACAGTAGCTGTGAGAGGAACAGAAATAAGATCCGCTGTAAGTTTTAGACGAGCTGCACCTGGAGCCGCATAGTTGTACGAACCATTTGCTGGATCAAGAAGTGAATCGTCAGTTGTTTCTGTTACGATTGTTTCTGTGATATCAAATCCGACACGAGCAGATGCTGTTGTAGAATCATATTTACTTACAACTACAGTTTGCTCTGGAACACGAATGAAGTGATCCTTAGCATAAACGACGCCAGCATTGAATGTTACGGCTGCACCAAATCCAGTTGCTCCACCTTGCGTTGATGTGATCGTGTTGGCTGAATATACGGTTCCGCCACCAACTGTGCTGACGATTTCGTTGTTAGCAAAGAAACGATATCCAGTTGAGTTATTGGCAGCAAGATACTTAATGAATAGAGTTTTGAAGTTTGGCGTATTGGCTTCAGATCCATCGTTAACTTTAACAACAGTAGCAAGAACACCAGAAGTTGTACCCTTAACAATCTTGCTAGAAAAGTCTGTAACTGTTACTGTGTTACCAGTCGAATTAGTATTACGCAACTTGATGTAGCTGTAACGTGTATCATAGTTTGTTTCAAGACCTTGAACAGTTGAACCTTCTTTAAAGATATGCGAAGCGAAGCGATCGATCTGATTCTGAAGAATCGTCTGCATCTGCGTGAGTTCGCGTGCCTGAACAGCCAATCCTGGGCGGAACAGAATACGATGGAAGTTTTTAGACTCATCGAAATCATCGTAATATGGTGTTACGTTGAAGTTCGTTGAGAGTGTGACGTTATTAGCCTCTGAAGCCATGATACCTTCCAATTAGTATTTAATTGCTATCTTGTAGTCTTCTGTCTGAGCAGGGTCGCGAAGAACAGCTTCTCTATTCTCAGTATATATGATGTAACCAGTGTGAGGTTTTGTAGCTGGTCGAGTTAATGAAACAACGTTAGCTGTTATCGAAGAAGTTGTTCCCGTCAAAGTTTCACCAGGACTAAATGATCCACCTGTTCCATTTGTAGTAACACGAATAACTTTAGCAACGCCTTGTGTTCTAGCAGCGTTTGTGTTAGCAAAGTAAACTAAACGAGCTTTAGCTCCGCTAGTTGATCCAACTACGATTTCATCTTCAATGAAATCACCAGTTACAAGTTCAACATTGATTCTCGTTGTCTGATCGATAACAGATGCGTTAGCATATGAGCCATTGGCCAAAATAGGATCACGAAGAATACCAATCAAACGGAAATCGTTGTTTGTTGGAAATGTATTAGACTCTGCACCAGATGTGCGAATGTTTAAGAAAATCGTCGTTCCACCAAGTTCGTCGACTGGATCAGATCCATGGCCATTGAGTGGTGAAATAATTGGACGAGCTGTAGCTCCGAATCCATGCGAAGAGTTCGCAGTGATCGTTGCATTAGCGTATGAATATGAACGACCTTGGCTAACAACAGTAATCTTGCGAACGCTGCCACCAAACGTGTTCGACACATACGCAGTCGCGCGCGAAGTTGTCGTGCCGCCTGAGTCTCCGCGAATAGTTACAAGCGGTGAGATAATATAACGGCTTGATGTGTTTGGTGTAACGCTGAACGCACTATTAACGATCAGTGTATTATTAGATCCCCAATACTTCACGATTTTGCGAAGTTGGCCAGCAGCAGCACCCTCACTGATAAACAAACCTGAGCCAACGTAAGTTCCGTCAACACCAGACGCCGACGATTTCAACTTCATCCATGAAGTATTCGTAACAGTTTGGAACGTATTGGTTGTATGCAGATATCCAGCACCATCAGCGATAATTTTCACATGATGAATAGATCCATTACCCGACGCACGCGCATTCTGTTGTACAGTCCACTGAGCTGAACCATCGTTAGCTGTTAGAGTTTTAACTGGCATAAAGTCAACAGTTAAAAATTTCAGTTGCTCGCCTGCAGAAATGGTATACATGTATTTCCAACGATAACCGTCGGACGTTGACTCAATAGAAGTACCCGTCGTCGTTGGTTTTACAGTTGAGTTTGCGCCACGATTGTTGTCGATGCACTTGTATACATTATAATCGTCAGTAAGCATGAAGTAGCGCAAAGAGCCAGGAGTGGCTGTTAACGGAACTGGAAACTTATCATCCCATTCGTTGTACAGCGTATTATTAGCCCAGTTTATGCGAGGAATTGAATGAGTAGCATCCGAAGACTGAATTTTTTTCATCGACATGATATCATCAGCGATATCATAATTGACGTTGAAATAACTTGGTGTAACAGCTGGTGGTTGTGTTTCAGAAAATACTTTACGAATGTATGCATTAGCACCAGTTGTATTGGCGCTCGAAGGACGAGGTGTAACAATGATTGTTTGTGCAGATTGAATAGAATGCACACGAACAACAGTTGATTGACCCGTAATACCTATACGATCACCAACAGCAAGTTCTGTTGTGAAATATGTTCCTTGACCAACAATAGTATTAGAGCTCGTCGTCGTTTTGACTGATCCTGTGATAGGAACAGCATTCGCGAATGGTTGCGGGCGACCAATAAAGAAGTAATAGCGAGTAGGTGCAGACTCACTCAGTCCCTCAAGGAACTGTTGAGCGTTCAGTACTCTAAATCGACGAGGTACTAGTGATGGCATTAGGCTGATGCAGTGTATGTTACGTTAACGACGTCACCGTTGCCGATTGTCTTATCGCCACCAGTGAATAGACCTGCTGAGTATAGAGATCCAGAGAATCCGCCCTTAGCAGCAGCCAAACCAGTTCCTGTGTTTGCTACTAGGAACGTTCCCTTTACGGTGTTGGCTGAAGTGATCGAAAACACAGCTGCTGTCGCTGTAGCTTTTGATCCGCTTGATGCAGCTGAAAATGATGGCGGACGACGAGTCGTTTGCGAGTAACCAGTGAACTCTACCCAACCAGTATGTGAGTTAGCTGTATCACCAGCAGCAACAGCTGAGTAACCAGTCGAGCTGATTAGACCAAGGAATACTTTACCAGTATATGCTGATCCAGCAAGATATGTGTCGAGAAGATGATTCTTGCCTTGCGTTGTAACAAGATTATCGAATTCTTCTTCCCACTTCAGGTTTCCGTGCACGTCGAAGCATTGAGCGACATACTTACCTGTTGCGTTAACTGATTCCACTTCCTTAGCTCCTCTAATAACTGAAGCGTCAATGGCTTCTTTAGGTGTGATGATTTCTGTCATTTTGATTTCCTATCCGTATTTATACTCGTTAAGTGACGGTTGCATCAACAGTATCATACAGATTAATTGTAATATCTCCAATTTGTGTAGTTTGCTCAGACAATAGGAGATTATCTTGATAGTTCAAGATTAGAACTCCAAATATACCATTAGCTGTTAATGTTCCCACTTCTACTGTTGTAGCCGCAACTGATTCACTGATATTAGTATTAGCAATAAACGTTGCATCGTCAGATACAATAGAAGTTACAGATTCACTGATAGAAGTATTGGCTGTAAATGTAATACTTTCAGAAACAGCTGATGTAACAGATTCAGTTATCGCTGTGTTAGCAACGAATGTTCCGTTTTGAGATTCTGTGGCTGTAATGCTTTCTGTTACAGCCATTCCTGTATTGTATACAGCTGTTGCGCTTTCAGAAACAGCAGCCGTAATAGATTCAGTTACAGCTCCACGAGCAACGCTAGGCGCTTCATCGATCAGCGCAATTACTGCATTCGCCGAAGAGGTAATTACATAATCACCAAACATCTTAGCGCCAGCAGGATGAACTAATGCTTTAACAACGTTTCTATACTTATCAAGCATCTCACTGACGCGGATAACATATGAAAATTCCTGATAGTAGAAGTTATCTTGTAGCTTGTTATTCCAGCTTAGGAAACCTTTCGTATCAATATAACGACCAGGAAACGAAATGAATCCTGATGGTTTTGCTCTACCAGTGCCTGAGAACGTTTTCTTACGGTTAAGGTATCTAGAGCTCGCGCTTCCATTAGCAAACGCGCTGTTTTGCGTTTCTATAATTGCAGCATTAGATTGTGAAGAGTTGAAAATGATAGCATCGTCATATTTGTTAAAGTTTGAACCAGCAGAAGTGACGCGCATCTTAGCTATCGTACCAGGCGCGTTGTTGGCTATGATGACTGCATTGTTACCTAGTATATTACCAAATCCGTCTGACAGATTTAATTTTCTAATGAAATCGTCAACGACTGTAATCGTTGGTACGCTTGTACTATATCCTCGTCCAGGATTGATAAGTGTAATCGCGTTGATCGAGAACAACGCTGTGTTACTGAAAGTCAACGCTGTAATTAGTCTGGTGCTTACGTTAGCTGCTGCAAGTTTAATATATGCGTTGGCACCGCTGACGTTTTGGAATGGCGTAAACGTAGAAATGAATGAAGTGGCATTCGTAATCGCATGAACACGAGCTGTGTTAGCTACACCAAAAATGCGAACAATATCACCAACACTAAGTTGCGAAGTGAAGTTTGTTCCTGTTCCTGTTACTGTATTCGAAACAGTTGAAGTTGCAACTGTTCCTGTCAGTTTGGTAGCTATTCTTGCTGTGTTAGCTCCGCGACGAACAAAGAACGAAGGCGTGTTCAGCTGAACGTTTCTCATTGGACCAATGAGATCTGTATTGATAGAAAGTCCAGCGATTGGTTGTGAAGTATAAGATTCGATCTTAGCTTCAAATCCTACACCATTACCACCAGTAACGATCAGACGTGAGTTATCTCTTGTATATCCAGATCCAGCCTTTACAACTTTTACTGTAACTGCGCTTCTGTTGGTAACTTCTGTGACCACACCAGTAGCGTCTTCAGTAGAACCAGCACCGCTGATGTTTAAGCTATCACCGAGATTATGGAAAGCTCCACCATCAATAACACTAACTTCAACGATTGATCCTACTTGAGAATTAACCGTAGTAAACTGATTGGTATTGTCAATGTTAACGATTCGTTCACCGTCGGTAAACGTTCCTGAAACATTACGAACTGTCATGTCGTAAACGAGCAGACCAAGTGCTTCTGTGGCTATGATATCTTCTACGAAAGCAGTAGCACCAGAAGTGACACCACGAATACGTTTTCCTTCAAACGTTCTAGGATTGATATTAGATGGAGCACCTACGCGAAGACGAGTTTCTTGAACCCAACGACCATCTGACGCGCGAAGGATATCATCGCCAGGATAGTAGAAGTCGATTTCTTTGTTGAACAGCGCGCGGAATAGGAAACGATAAGACTCTTGTGAACCACGAGTACGATAGAAATCGCGAATGTGTTTCGTGAGTAGGCGTTTATCAGCAAGAACGTCTTTGGGAATATCAACCATGAACTGCTTGCGAAAATATTCTACAAATGAGTCTACGGTTCTGTCAATATCTGTATTATCGCGAAGAGAACGGCTTGCGTTGATAGCTTTGCCGTTTTGCTCCATGTACTCAAAGTATGCTTTTAAGAACGCAACAAACTGTGGACCCTCCTCGCGGATGAAGCCAGGAAACTGACTTTCAACCTGAGCAGAGATCTTCTTAAAAACTTCTTCTGTGCCAACGATAGCCATTAGAAATTGTACAACCTAATTGATGGTGTTTGAATCGTAGCAGTCTGTCCGATAGTTTCGATATTCGAAGCAGTAGCCACAGTTTGATTGGTCCTATCATCAACGATGTCAACACGAGTCTGTGAGATCAAAAGAATCTGATTGCGAACTGGATTAATGTTAGGTGATATAGGCGCAGCAAATACAGATAGAACAGATCCACTATATGCAGTTGGTAGGAACGAGTTAACATACACAATTCCATTAGCATAATCAATTGTGCCAGCTGAGAAGTTGTTGTAAACTCTTCCTAGGCGACCAGCACCAGAACGATAGTATGATCTGAGTGTACCAAATCCGTTATCGTCAAAGAATGATTCTTGTCCATCGTATGTGAACGAAGACGAAGTGACAGAGCCATAACCTGGATGGCGAGCAACGCCACTAATAAGTTCCGCAGTTCCCAATCTTTGAATAGCATTATTGAAGTTCAATGTATAGTTGCTCGAGCTTACTAGCGAAGGAACGAAACTCTTTCTCAAACGAATCGTTGCATTTGTCGTAAGAATAGATTCGTTCGTTCCGTCGATGTAGTCGAGGAATCGTGAGTATCTAAAGCTCTTATTGAATGTTGAAAGATTTGTAGACTCAAATCCAATAACACGGGCAGCCACTGCACTAGCAAGTTCGCCAGGAGTTAGCGTCGTAAGATTAGGATCGTAACGAACTGTGATCTCTGGAACAATATAAAGATATGCAGGATCTACGACTTCGATGTCAATCGACTGAACATTATACTTACGAACATTTGAAACGATTTCTTGTTTTCTAACCTGAGAAAACACAGTTGTATTCTTTGGCTTCGCGCTCACGAACACTTTACCATATACTGGCGGAACATTTTCTTCGCCGCCCCAAACGCTAACAGCTTGAATATCTGGATTTTGTTTCAACAGAATGCGCTCATAATCTTGCGCAGTAACCGTACGATTTTGAATTTCGTAAATACGCGGAGCATTGAAACGAACTGACTCAATCTGCTCGATGTCAGCGCCGCCACTTGCTCTACCAATCGGCACAACAGTTATACTGCTTTGTCCATCAATCGTTGTGTTAACCAACGAAAATGTATTCGCACCGTTAGGAAGCGCAGCATTACATACGCGATATGCTACTGTTACGATACTGGCTGTTGCTGGCTGTGTTCCAAGAACATCGTCGCCAAATGAAACCTTATATCTTTTCTGACGATCAGCTTCGATATAGAAAACTTTAGACGATGAGTTTACTGTTGTGATATCATCAGCTAAAACATATGACTGAACGTTTCCGCTTGTAGTAACAGATACAGTAACGCTCGTTGTGTCTACATTATCATTTGGTAATACGAACGATGTGTTCGAAAGCCTATTGTAAACGAAACGATGTGTGAGAGGCGTACCTTCTTTGATATTGACGTAGCCTGCAAATCCGCTGCTTGAGTTAGCAGTAATCGTATATGTTTGCGGAGTTACGAAAACATAGGAAGATCCGTTAACAACAGTTGTGAACTGTGTATCTTTAGGAACGCGGATTGATAAGAAGGATGAATTGGCTATGCTCGACGTGAAAATCAACTGCACATTCGCTGTGGAGCTACGAGCTGAAGTTGGCATATAACCAAGCGACTTAGCATGTGATACAACGCTATCATACAACTGAGCCGTATCGAGGAATCCCTCGTTTGTAGCCATATTCGTATAGAATGCGTTCAGATATGTGTTATATGCAAGCAGATCAAGCAGAGTTCCAAGCGCAGAGTCGTTAAAGTCATAGTCAGTGAACTCTGGCTTTGACGCAATGTAATCTCTCAGATTCGAACGGATCGTATCGAAATCTAAACCAGTTACTACAAGATCTGTATTCGTAGCCATTAGCGAACCTTATTGAGATTGATGTCTAGCACTAAATCATTTAGTGTAGTTGCGTTACGGAATCTTATCGTGACATACAGTTCGTTGCTATCTGGATTCTCGGATACGACTACTGGTCTTTCGATACTTTCGATACTAGCTCTAGGCTCATAATTCTCAATCGCGTTCTTAATCAAGTTTTCATATTCACTTGCTGCAATCGTATTAAAGTTATCGAATAGTCTTGAACGAACATCTCCACCATACTCGGGAAGGAATGGGCGCTCGTAACGATTTGTTAGAATCAGATTCTTCAAAGACTGTTTAACAGCATCATCGTCTTTCTTAACGATCAGCTTTCCCGTCGATGGATGGCGACGAAACTGAAGATCAAAGTCGCGATAACCGACTTTCTTTAACGATGCTGGAATAGGTCTCTTGTTCTGCATATTTTTCCTTTTTGTTATTTATTCGTCAAAAAGTTCTTGACAACAGAACAAGAGACCATTATAATAGGAATTGTATTCAGGCGGTAGTAATAACTGTATTAGCTCTTGCTGCCTCTGCAGCCTCATCCTCATCAATAATAGCCAATGCTTCTAGAACTGGAGTTGTAGGCTTAATGCGTGGATGCTTCTTAACTAGATCCTGATAAGAGTATTTCGTTAGTTTGCTATAGTCAACTTGACTCAATAGCTCCTGTGTTTCCTTCTCGATCTTAGCACTGATTTCCAGTCTTCTCTTTTCCTGCAGCTGTGCAGTGGTATTACGAGCATATCCACCAGAGCCCCAGTTAACTGTGTTAGCATTACCATTTAGCTTCTGATTGTATGACGTTTTTGCAGCAGAGTCAGATGTTAGATTATTTTGTGGTGCAATCGTAGAGCGAATTCCCATGAACTGCGACAACGGCTGTTTCAGTGTAGCCATAGCAGATCCAGCAGCAGCTTCCGCGAACAGATTCTTAAGTTGCACTGGCGGCTTTGGTTTAGGAGGAGGTGCAGTTTTGATTGGAGCCATAGCATCGAGAACTGGAGTGATGCCAGGAATCGGAAGCATTTTTACGATTCCTCCAGCCATAATCATATTAGGAACCATGCTCTTGATATTGAAACCAGCTCCACCAAGAGCTCCAGTGATAGCTCCAGCCACCATATTTGATGCGAGCTTGTTCACGTTAATCATAGGGAACGTTTTGGCAATATACGCAGCTTGTGCAGCGAATGCGACAGGATTGCTCGCTAATCTTGCTAGACCTGCGACTTCCGACTGCAGATTCACAACTTTCGCGAGCTCTCCTACGCCAGGAATGTCAGATAGGAAGTTACCTTTAACTGCTGCGAAGATAAGTGACGCTGGTCCTTTGACAGCTACATCGAGCAAAGTTTTAACTGCGACGATTTGATTTACGATATTTGCAGCTCCACCAACATTAAATGGCAGCTGCTTAGTCACGTTTCCAATAACAGCCTTAACAGCTTGAACTGGTGCATCTAATCCAGGTGGAAGGAAGTTAGTAGCTAAACCAGCGACTGCTCCTACAGCTCCACCTACAAGCGCGCCTTTGATCGCACCTTCAATTTGACTTTTTGATGTGTATTGTGGTCCACAGAAAGGATCGTTGACGGCAGCCAATGCACCATACAACGCTCCACCGATCGCGCCACCCAATACACCATCGGCATCTCCAGTGAGAGCTGCTATTAGGCTTGGATCCATTTGATATACTGGCGGAACAAATCCTAGCGGATCACTCATCATAAGTGAAACGTTGCGCGTATCTACAAGATCGCCGTATCCACGCGATAGATAATCGAGCTGATCTGTGATAAGATCAAGTCCAGTATATTGATATTGTTTGCCGCAGAACGCATACTTGTCTCCAGGTTTAACACCAGGATAACGCATTCTTAGTCGAGTGTCAATCTGTAATTGATCCATACACTATAACCTTTATTATTGGAACTTAGTTGCTGGTGATGTTGGACCAGCGTTCGAAGTAAAGTCAGGAACGCCAACATGAGCAATCTTAGTAATACGAACTGTACCAGATGTAACGCTGACACCAGTATTTGCAACTTTCGTTTCAGCCTTTGTTCCACCTTGTAGTGTAGCTGTCGTTGATCCTTCCGCTGTCAGCGAACCACCATTGGCTTTAATAGTTGTATTCGTTCCAGAAGCAATACCCATATCTCCACCAGCGCCAAGCCCCATGCCACCAGCAGATACTACCTGATGCTCACCGCCCGTGAGCGTTGCGTTATGCGAAGCGACGACCTGTGTGTTTTCACCACCAATCGTTTGATTATTATCTTGTCCAACAGACTCTGTGTTGCTACCGCCAGTAATAGTCTCACGATCACCTGACGTGCGATGCGAAGTCTTGCCGTTAACTTGAACGCGCTGATCACCGCCAACTTCTACGATGTTCTTACCACCAGCTTTCATACGAAGATCGCCGCGAACAACAAGCTCGTAGTCTCCGTCTACTTCCTGCTTCATGCTACCCGTAACAAGCATTCTAGCATCGCCGTTGATAATAATATCAAACTTTCCAGTAACGACTTGCTCTAGTCCCTTATTAAAGAACTGCTGCTCGTTACCCTCAACGTTCGTGATGCGAACGCCGTTATCCTTAATCTCCATGTATGTTCCAGACGCATGATAGATGTGAATGCGTCTATCACCTGGCGTATTATCTATCTCAATCATATGACCCGATTCAGTCGTGATCGTATGATTTCCCAGATACTGGGATTTTTTACCGCCCTGTACTTCTTCGTCTAGTTTAGCCATTATAATTCCTTATCCGAAAAATCCACCAGCTCGGGCAAACTCAGCAGCTTCGTCTGGGCTAGCTCTTCCACGAATATTCGCTAATTCTTCAGCAGAAGCTCCGAGCGCTTCCGCAGCTTGCGCGTCTGCTTGATTTTGCTCTGTAGCAGTCAGACCTACAGTATCACGAGCTGCATCAAGTGAAGCTAACTCCCAATCGCCGCTTCCTGCTCCAGCGCCGTTGCCAGGATCTACAGAAGCAAACTCAGTTTTCTTTGGTGGCAGAGGAACGCCTTTCATTCGCGTTTTGTCTTTGCTCTTTGCTCTAGGATCTTCAGCGCGTTCTTCGTTACCACCAGCAGGGAGAGCAGTCGTTGACTGATCGTCGAGTGTAGGATGAACTGATGGTAGCGGTGTTAGTCCGCTCTTGCCACCAAATAATAAATTAATTGAATTCATTAATAGATTTAAACGCTGATATCGTTGGCGCAAATCATATTGCTGCTGAGCCACTGAAGTTCTTGTTGGTGCAGTAATAATAAGCTCATCAGTCGTATCGTCAGAAGCTAAAATCTGATTTGTTGCGATATCGTATACGATAGCCTCTACGTCATACGTTCCAGGATATAGCGGCGAGTCGAATTGTAGTTTCCACTCATTTGGTGTTTTCGTTTCGTCTAACCCAAGATTACCTTCGAACAGTCGATATGGAACGTAGTTCACATAGACTTCAATCGACTCCTTCGCTTTTCCAGGCATACTAAAACGTTGGAAATCTACCGTTCCCGTGAGCGTGGGCGTAGTATTAGAAGTCGTAAGTTTCTTTACGGTTATCTTAGTCATTATGCCCCAGTCCCAAATGCTGATTCAGCTGATCCAGAGCCAGGCGCATTATCACCAATATTCTTTTTAGTTTGAACGTGAGGCAATGATCCAATAATAACAGGAATCTGCTCGCCGTCATCGTCCATAAAGAACCCAACGACTCTGCTGTTCTCGACTAATCCAGTAGGACTGCATCCAACACCGCTGATACCTGCGGAAGTCGTAGGAGTCATAATCAAAGCCCACGGAAGATCTTTTGTAGGGAGCTTGCTCTTATCTTCGGTGTGGCGTCCGTGAATGCGTATCTTTACACGACCAATCTTGAGCTCGTCTTTCTCACCGCTGAACTGTCCTGTGCCACGATCTTCAACGGTTGCGATGAACCATTTCAAACCGCTCTGACCAACCATTGATTTAAATAGTGACATTAAGAAGCTACTCCAGAAGGTGTTGCCTGTTTATTTGCTTGTGAATCGCTCTTACACTCAAGAATGCAATTATATTTAACATCCTGCACTTCTTTATATAGCACGTGTCTGATAGCCGTTACGAGATACACACCTGAGCGTGGGTCAGTCTTAGTACCTTCTTGGTTAGAAGGAATATTAATTCTAATTTTCGTACCAACCTTTAAGCTCGTATCGCCAGGAACGCGAATATTCATAATAAGATTATCCAGCTGTAGTGCAGCTGACGATTGAGCCGCGTGCTCGGGAAGCGTGCGTTTTGTTTCTATAGCCTTTGGATCGCGAGCCTTTACGAAGCCACTATCCTTTGCAGATGCGCCTGGCGCAATAATAAACGAGCGAACGGCACCAGTATCTGATTTTTTGTCTTCGGTTAGATTATCTTTTCCTGTGTGATTCGTATCACCAGCGCCATCGCGCTTACCTTTCTTAGGAACAGAATCAATCTTTCCTACCAGCGGATCATAATAATAAACATGCTCAGACGAAGCGCCGTTTTCGTTTGACTCTAATTCATTAAAGTCCTGCTGCTGATCAAATGAAATAATATTCTTCGACGCGTCGTCGGCTCCTGCGCTGCCGATGTTTTGGCTCGCATAATTAAATGTAGCAGTCTCTGAGCCCTTGAGCATAGAGTCGATTGTCTTGAAGTGATATCCATCGCTATCCTGATAATAAAGATAGTTAGATGCTTTCGACTCCGAGGACATACCCTCTTTCGCAGCCCAACGAATGGCAATAGTAGGAGAGCGGCCAGTTCCAACGTAGTTCTGATTACCCTTAGTTTCTTCGTTGGTGACTAGATCTTTCTTAATTGTATTAGTTTCTTTGACATAGTCGTCGTGCCACTCTTTGACCATCTCAGATATCTTTTTATTATTATATGCTTTGGCTACGTCTTTGCGATGATTTTCAATCATCTCTTGCGGAACGCCAATTATCATATACATGTCAAGATTATCTTTCGCACGAATACGATCCGTGACGCGCTCAACCTTGAATTTCATGCGAATTGGGTTACCGCTACGACCAGCGAAGCTAATCGAGATATCCTCGCTACCTTTTAGTTTGGCTTTTTCGTGGAATCCGCTACCGTCAGATAATGTGATATTGCATGACGCCGCTGTCGAGTAAATGCTCTCGAAATAGTCTAGAGACGTGACAAGATGCTTAATATCTTGCCCATCAACCATACACTCGTTAAATACGCCACCGCCAATATCACTCATCTTACAAAGGTACCTTCTTCAAAGATATAAGGATGCTGATCTTTAATGACCTGAACATAATTGAGGTCAAGGAGATATATCTGTCTTCTTTGATCGTTTATAGCTAGTTCGTATTCGTATAGGGATATACCACCATCATCGCAAAATCCAGATTTTCTTTGTGCGCTGGTCAACGATATAAATGTTGTGTAATCAACTTCTAGCGTCTTTTCGGGAATAATGCGTTGAATACCGTTTTCCGTAATTAATTGTTGCTCTTGTAAGATACGCTCGTAGTGGTGCACAGTCTTATACGTATCCAAATCACCGTATTTCTGTGTCATGTATGTGTTGAACTGCTCATACGACAGCGGCCACTCATAGTATGGATCGTGAATCTCATTAGAAAGTAATACAAGCCAGTCTAACGTCTGATCGTCGTAATAATCGTATGCTACTGTATCTGGACGCTCGCCATCTTGAACATAATATTCTTCGAAGTTAACATTTGCGTTTCGAACAAAGTTCGCGAGCGAAAAGCGGCGTGTGATATCTGTAGCCGCGATTGTGCGCTTTGTTCCAGGTATACGATATTGAATAGTAGGGTGTGGTCTAAAATAAAAGGCCATTTAGAATGTTCCGCCTTGATTTTGAGTTGGACCAATTGTTCCCTCAGACTCCTGTCCAGATAATAATGCACCAGACTGAGGATCAGTTATACCACCGCTTGGCTGAGTAGGCTGCGTAGGTTCGAGCAGGGTACGCATTCCTCTCGTGAGCGTATTCTTCGTGATAACCTCTGTTTCCTTAAACGTCAGCGACAGAGTTACTTCTGCTGGTGCAGGAATACCGCTACCGTCAGCATCACGGATATATGCAGGGAATCCTTGCCCGTGATAATCAATACGAACGTCAGTGCACACAGACGGCTCAAGCTCGAACAGATATGTTGGGTGGCGGAATTTGATATTAAAGAACTCTGGATATTTAAAGAATAATCCGCCAGCAAGATATTCAGGATGCGCATAGAACTTAAACATTTCGCAGATCAAGCGAATATCATTTGATTCTTTTCTATTACGCGGCGATAGTTTCCAGCTGAATGTATGATCGCGGAATCCGACGCCAGTAAATAAAACAACCTTGTGCGGGTTAACAGCCATGCCACCAAATACTTTTAATGCAGTCGCAAGTCCTTCTGCGCCAACACCTGGAATGCTAGATATCTTTCCCTGAGCTAACTGCAATGCTCCACCAGCAAGCGCACCAGAACCACCAGTCGCAAGTGCGCTCGATGCACTCCCCATTTGTGCTTCTGTTTCCAGATCGCGATTACCGTACATGTTGCGATCAAATGGCTTGAGTGCAGCACCAGCTGCAAGACCTAAATCCTGTTCAGTATATTGTGGATTATAATCAGTAGAAAGATTAGCTGTCATTGGAAGATAGATACTTCCACCAAGAATCTTACTACCGCGCAATCCTGGAAGGGTATTCTCAAACGAATCTGTACTAAATCCCTTTGATT